ATCACAATCAATACACCAAATCCAACTGGTGCTACTGATAAGCCAGATGATAACAGACTTATCAATGGCAACTATATAATATCTAGAATCAGACACATCATCATAAACAATGCGCCTAATCCAAAATCATATATGGTGTCAATGGAATTGATCAAGGGCTTCTATGATGATTATGCATAATGGAGATATTCTATGACAACAAAAAGAATGGGCGAAGAGCAGTTTCGTTGGTTTATCGGAACTGTAGAAGACGTCAACGATCCACAGCAACTTGGGCGTGTGCGCGTTCGTATCATCAACGAACACGATGATCCTTCGATTCAAACAAATGAATTACTCTGGGCAACACCCATTCAAGATATAACATCTGCTGGTCATAATGGAGTAGGCAAATCTCCTACAGGTATACTAGTAGGTTCTCAGGTGTTTGGATTCTTTCTAGACGGGCAAGAAAAGCAATTGCCGATGATCTGGGGCACGTATGCTAAACTACCAGATGGCACACAAGCAACGAATGATGTGCCTGGTCTTGCTCGTGGTATCAACACACTTAATATACAGAAGTTTGGCACAGAACCAGACTCAGCATATGCAGCAAAGTATCCGTACAATCAAGTGACAGTCACACGATCTGGTCATGTTATAGAATATGACGATACTCCTGGTCACGAAAGAGTCCGCGTATTTCATAAATCAGGCACATACACTGAAATAAATAGTGCAGGACAAAGTGTTTCCAAGATTGTTGATGATGGATGGGAAATCATAGTCAAGAATAAACATGTTTTTGTTGGAGGCGACACTACAGTTATTGTAACTGGAAACTGCAACATGATTGCTAATAGTATTACAATGACGTCTGCAACAGACATTTCAATGTATGCTCCAGGTGGATTGCATGTTCTAGGTTCTGGTATAACTACAAGCGGCGCCATTGTTTCTGATTTATACCCATCAGGAACATTCACAACACCGACAGGCGATAACGTATATTTTGATAGTGGTATTATTACAGGAATAGATTAACCATGGCATCAACTCCACCAGTAACTACATCAAATCTTACGGATTCGATAACAGCACTAAATGCTACTGCTCCTTTGGCTATTAATATTCCTCCATTTAGTCAAAGCGAAATTGACTTGATTACTGCATCTGTGCAGACTTCTTTACAGATTGCCAAGATCAATAGTGACATTCAAGACATCGATGTTAATATTGAACATATCAACAAACTCACTGCACAGATTCAATATACAACGAATTGTGATAACTTACAGAAGATTGTAAAGCGTAATCTGGCAGGCATTGAATCAAAAGCTAAAAAAGCAATACAACATGAACTGGATCTTGTAAAGCAATATCTTCCCATTTCTAGTTTACCTTCACCTAATCCTGTATCTATTGTTAAATGGTTGGGAAAATTGATACTTGGTCCAATATCACCACAACTTGAAGCACAGATCAAGTATACACTTGCTATTGTCAAACTTGGAATTGCAGTAGAAAAACTAGTAGTTGCCGTTGAGGCGGCAGCGCCTAGACTTGAAGCATGTGCTATTCAGACTTTACAGCAACTACAGAACGAGATTCTAAATCTAGAAAATCAAGCAATATCTGCCGCAACTAAACCAATCAATACAGTTATAAATAACATTGATACGGCGGTATCTCAGTTGCAAAATGCTGCTATTAGCACAGTTACAGGTGCTTTAGGCAATAATAATATTGTGACAAATACACTTGTCAGTCAAATCAATGCAGTATCAAAAGCAGTTGATATTACAACAGGTACTGCTGCATTAAGTGTTGTTAATGGCATACAATCAACAGTTTCATCTGCCGCTGCTCCTGCTCTACAAAGAGTAAGCCAGATGCAACAACAAGTCACAACTTTATTAGGATCATCTGGCTCAAATGGATATCCTATATACGACACTTCAAACACTGCGAACTTCTTAACTAGCGCGATTGCTATTGGAAACACACACGCAGAGTTTTTGCAAAATTACGTATCAAACGTGACAATAACATCTTCTCCATTTACTGGCACCGTGACTTCTGGCAATAATCAGATTATACACTATGATGTAAACACGGCCGTATCAATCGGTCAAGTGTTGGTTGCAGCCGATGGATCTATTCCAGCAAATACAACAGCAGTGTCTATAAGTAATACGCCTGGTTCATTCTCTGCAACTATCAGTACATCACAGTCCTCTGTCTTAACGATGTCGCCTATAGATAGTAATGTTGTGATTGGTTTGGCATTGACATCAACTGATCCCGCATTTGCTAATGGTTGTACAGTTACGAACGTATATAACAATCTAGTTACTGTTTCTGCTCCTTATTTAGGAACAACACCAAACACGATTACTTTAAACTATATTGTAAATGCTATTATTATGTCTAATAATGCTACATCATCAAATACAAGTGCAAGTATTACATTCAATCAAATACCAATTCCCGTAGCAGGAACATAATATGGCACAATCATCGTTCAATCAAGACAAGTTCACACCTACAGCCTCACAGTCGCTTCTTTATAGCGATCTGTTCGACAACTTTGTGGTGCATCCAGAATTGCATGATCTTGTCATAAAAAAGAACGAAGACGCGGTAAGTCAGTCGATTCTAAATCTTATTTTAACAAACAAATATGAGCGCCCGTTTCAACCAGATATAGGAGGAAACTTGCGCAACTATTTGTTCGAACCTATTAGTTCTATCACTCAAAGTGGTATTCAGATTGAAATAGAAAACATTATCGCAAACCATGAACCAAGAGCAAAATTAATCTCTATTATTGCTACTCCATATGAAGAGCAAAATGCATATGCGATAACCATCACATTCTATATTGTCAACATAAATAAACCTGTTACGCTTTCTACAATCCTTTATCGCATTAGGTAAACCATGGCAAATACCAGCATTACATTGACTTCATTGGACTTCGCTGATTATAAAAACAGCCTGAAGACTTATTTGCAGTCACAGCAACAGTTTCAGGACTATAACTTTGATGGTTCAAATCTCAGTGTAATTCTAGACCTATTGTCATACAACACATATCTAAATGCGTTCTATATGAATATGGTCGCATCAGAAATGTTTTTGGATACTGCACAACAACGCGACTCGGTTGTTCTTCGTGCAAAAGAACTCAATTATGTACCTCGTTCGTTTAGATCATCATATGCTCTAATTGATATTGTTGTTGCGAATGTTCCAAACAATCCAGTCATTCTGACTATTCCAGCGGGCACATCGTTTACTGGTAAAGCAGGATCAAACAACTACACATTTTCTACAAACCAGAATATTGTTGTTCAGGCAAATACAGATGGAAACTTTTACTTTTCCAATGTGGAAATATATGAAGGAACTTCTGTAACCGACACTTTTATAATGCAACCACAGACAAACACCAATGTCCAATACTTCACATTGTCAAATCCAACGATTGATACAACATCATTGACTGTAATCTCTGTTGAGAATAATGGCGCGAATGTTATTCCGTATATTCAATCAACTTCTCTACTTGATCTAAACTCAAACTCTGCTGTTTACTTCTTACAAGGAGCAGATAACAGTCAATATCAAATCATCTTTGGTGACAATGTTGTTGGTAGAAGACCGATAGATGGTGCTGCTATTGTTGCAACTTATCTAACAACAAACGGTCAGTTACCAAATGGTATCTCATTGTTCACTCCAAATGGCACAATTGGTGGTTCATCAAACATCACAGTATCTACAGTATCACCAGCACAAGGCGGTGACATTGGCGAAGACATTGAATCAATCAGGTTTAATGCTCCTCGCTATTATGCGACACAAGAACGTGCGGTCACAACATCAGACTATGAAACACTTCTTCAAGTGACATATCCAGAAATCGAATCAGTATCGGTGTATGGTGGAGAAACAGTAACACCTCCACAATACGGCAAAGTGTTCATCTCATTGAAGCTATATAACTTTGATAATATTCCACAAGATAAAGTCACAGAATATTCACAGTTCCTTGCAACTCGTGCGCCATTGACTATTATTCCTGTGTTCGTTGAACCAGACTACACGTATGCTTCTGTTGCTACCACTGTCAAGTACAATATCAATCAGACAACACTACAGCCAGCAGATATCTCTACATTCGTTACATCTGCTATTCAGACTTACAATCTACAGTACCTTGACAACTTTGCATCAACTCTACTATATTCGCGTCTGGTAGAAGCAATCGATTCTGCACATCCAAGCATCATTTCAAATCAGACAGAATATTCTGTTATGAAGAAACTATTGCCAACATCTGCAACACAGAACTATACATTAACGTATAACATGCCATTCAACACTGAAGGGCAATCAGGAACTACTGTAACCAGCACTCAGTATATTGTTGATGGTGTTTATTATACCATTGAAGACACAGGCGCTTCATTTAATGACATTACACAAACATACACAGGCAATCTGATCGTATCTGGTCAGCCATCGAATGTTGTTGGTACTGTTGACTTCACTAACGGTGTCATTACACTAACCAACTTCTTTGTTGACTCATATGTAGGTGATGCTATTCGTTTCTATTGTCAGTTGCCAGAAAATGTCAAAGATGTTTCAACATCACAGAATGTTATCTTTGAGATTCCAAATGACGAAATCATTGTCAACGTCCAAATCGTAAGGCAGTAAGTTGAGCCAAGTCGAACAAACTATATCGAATCTGATTCCATCACAGTTCCCTTCATTCTATAATGAACAGGGACCTAATCTGATTGCATTTATAACCGCGTATTATGAATGGATGGAACAGTCATATGATGTGATACAACTAACTGTTATTGATTCGACTAGTGAGTTTGCTAATAACGAAGTTGTATACCAATCAGACTCAACAGGTAATATCATATCATCTGGCACAGTTGTGAGTATATCAGGTTCCACTATCACTGTCAATAACATTTCTGGTACTTTTTTATCTAATACACAAATATATGGTGCAGCGTCAGGTGCTGTTGGTTCTGTAGCTGTCGCTGGTGCGCCTGTGCTGCTTGGTAATCCTATCTATATGGCTAGACAGCTAATGTCTTATGCTGACGTGGATACCACTCTGGATGACTTCCTGGTGTATTTTACCGACACATATCTAAGTGGCATCCAGTATACATCACTAGCAGACAAAAGACTTACCGTAAAGAAAGTCCTTGATCTATACAGAGCAAAGGGTAACATTCGCGGGCTAAAGCTTTTGTTCAATCTGGTGTTTGGTGAAGATATCACTGTTTATCTACCAGGAGAAGATATTTTCACAACATCTTCTGGCACATGGATTGTTCCACAGTATCTAGAAGTCACTGCATCACCACGTAACGCAAGCTTTGTTGGCAAGACTGTAACTGGTGTTTCGTCTGGTGCAACTGCATTCGTTGATCATATTGTCAAACGCAAGATCGGCGCACAGCTAATCAATCTTTTTTATATCACAAATGTTTCTGAAAAGAACTTTCAGACTGGTGAACTACTCAGCTATGATAACGATCTAACCAACGTTCCTTTTGTCCTTGGTTCACTCAGCGAACTTATCGTGCAAGAAGGCGGATATGGTTTCAATGTTGGTGATATTGTTCCACTTAATGGACAGTTCGGGGCACAGGGCACAGGTCGTGTTACTGGTATTTCAGACGTAACTGGTATCGTTAGTTTCATAAGAAATGATGGTGGCTGGGGATATGCAAATAATGCAAATGTTTTAATATCAAACACTGTCATTGGTCTGTCGAACGTTCACACAACACTACCTACAAGTCAGGCGCCATTTGAAAAGTTCTCTAACGTAACTTTTGTTAATCCATCAAATCTATCTGCAAATCTATATGCAAACTCTTTTGCTTATGGTGCAAATGCTGCTGTTGCTGTTTATGGTGTTACTGGATCATTTACAACAGGCGAGACAGTTACTACATCAGATGGCATTACAGCGAATGTAATAACATATTCATCAAATACTCTTGTTGTTACTGGATTATCAAATAGCTATTTTGGTACTGGTGTTACAGTAACAGGTCAAACATCTGGTGCCACTGCTACAGTAAACAACTTCACCACAGAGATTGGTGTTATTGGATTGACTGGCGCGCTCACAAACGCATACACATATGTTGTAGCGAACTATCCACGATACTTGACAGTTACAAGCAACACTGCCGCATTTGTTCCTGGTGAACTAATCTATCAGAGTAATGGTAGCGCGAACGTTGCCACAGGTATTCTATTAGCAGCAAACTCCTCGCAGTTGACATTGAACGTATCAAACGGTGCGTTCGTCACTACGTATCAAGTAAAAGGCAATGTGTCTAGCGCAAATGCTGTTATTTCTGCTGTCTCTGCTGCACAGAACGTTTCGGCCAATATCATCAGCATTTCAACTGGCACTTATGCGAATATGGTGTTGGGAGTAATCAACTCATCTGAAACGATCTTTGATTACACCGATATGATTGGTGGATATAATAGTAACGGTCAGCTATATCTTTCATTATCATTAAATGCTATTAGTTATGGATTCCCTAAGTTTCCATCGGCAAACTTGACTGTTGGTTATTTAAATGATATTCTATCGTTCAGCGTTCTACAAGTTGGCGAGATTGAATCTATTTTACAGACAAATCCTGGTGAAAACTATAATCATTCACCATATGTCGAAATCTATCAGCCATATGTGGCGGCACTCAACAAACAAGATTATGTAATCACTATTGCAAACTCTAGCGGTTCTTTCCTCTTAAATGAAGAAGTCACGCAGAATGTTGCAACAAATAATGCCATAACTGTAAATCTCACCACAAATCCTTCATTTACTGTTGGTGAGTCTGTATATCAAGTAAACAGTACACCTGCTGGCACATATCTTGCAAATAGCGTTAGTTCTATTCTGTTGGCCAATACAGGTGCACCAAACTTTACTTCTACCTTTGCTGCGAATAACTATATTCTAATCGGCGGTAAAGACTTACGATTTGTCACTAGTGTTATCAACTCAACGGCATTACAACTAGCATCAGCACCAAGCACCGAGAATGTCGCATCTTCTGTGTCTATTCTATCTTCTATTGGTGTGGTATCGAATATTCCACAAGCGAATGTTCTTTATGTCTCTAGCCCTATTAATACCGCCAACGTTTCGAATACAACAACATTTGTGGCTTCACAGAATGTTTTCGGATTAACGTCACTCGCAACATCAAATGTAAGTTCAGTCGGTCTTACATCATATGGCACAGCGATTGGTAAAGTTCTATCTGTAAATAATAATGTGATGAGTGTTCGTCGTTGGTCTGTCAATCAAGATTTTAGTGTAACTGGAAACAATATTGTTGGTGTACAGAGTGGTACTTCCGCAAATGTTGTTTATGTCGCCGCAAACACAATATCAAGCTATGCAGGCGATAATGCAAATGTAACGGCAAACGTTGTTACAGAAACAGGTACTGTCACATCACTTGCCGTTCAAACATCTGGTATTGGTTATGTCAATGCTGAAACTGTTACATTCTCATCGAATGATGGAACAAGAACTGGTACAGCTATTGTCAATCTAGGCAAACAAGGTGTTGGCGCTGGGTTCTACTCATCGACAAAGGGCTTTTTGTCTTCTGATAAGTATCTACAAGACGGTGAATATTATCAGACATTTTCTTATGAGATTAAATCATCACTTGATCCAAGTCAGTATGAACAAATGGTAGAAGATGTTGTTCACATGGCAGGAACTAAGTTGTTTGGCGCTGTTGTAAAAACAAGTACAATATCCAAGCAAGTGGAAATATCTAACGCTAACACTGGTCCGACTACACATTAGGATTAATAATGGGAACTACTACTCAACTACTCACAAACAAATATAGACTTCAGAATGCCCAGGCGTTTGTTAACTCTGTGTCTTCTGGATATTATGTATTTGCGGGTCAAGCTGGCACATGGACAAATGGTGTTCCTACACTATACGATAATCCAAACACGACCGAGTTTACTGCATACAACACAATGCTGTTTGGTAAAGCATTGAACTCCTCAGATGCTTCATTGATGATTACTGGTGTTGCATGGGGCTCTGGCTCAGTTTATGCAATGTATGATGACCAGAATACAAATCTTATTAATGAAAACTTTTATGTATACACATCAATAGGCACACCAGCGACTTATTATTATGTATGGAAGTGTCTATACAACAATAACGGTGCAGCATCTACAGCACAGCCACTATACAGCGATACGATTGCTGGTGATCCATATTATGAAACATCTGATGGATATCAGTGGAAATATATGTACAAGTTCCCCGCTTCGTTGTATAATACTTTTGCTACTGGCGGATATATTCCAGTTTTACCTGATGCCAACGTAACAAGCAATGCAGTTTCTGGTGCAATCGACGTTATTGTTCCTGTTGATGGAAATAATAATATCACAGCAACAACTGGCTCTGGATATAACAACTATTACAATAATACATTTTCAGCGTCATCTGTGACAAATACCACATATCCTTTGATTGTTCTTCCGACAGACGCATCGAAGACTAATCAGTATTATAATGGCTGCTATCTATATGTGACTTCAGGCACAGGTGCTGGTCAATATAAGCAAGTCACAAGCCACTATTCAAACACAAGTGGCACATATCTAACACTTGCTTCACAGTTTTCTACCGCACCAACCAATGGCTCTCAGTATATTATTGCTCCTGCTGTTACGATTCTGAATAGCAGTGATGCAAATACCTCTGCGGCTGCAATCGCTCTAGTCAATGCGGCTGCTGGTAATAGTATCTATCAGATCCAGGTTCTAAATCGCGGTACTGGTGTATATGCTGCTGGAGCGTATGTAAACGTTTCTCCTGCTGTTGGTGTGTCAAACACCGCAACGATTCGCGTCATCGCTGGTCCAGAAGGTGGCCATGGTTCCAACGTAGCAGCCGAGTTGTTTTGCAATACAGTTGGCCTAAGCATCACATTCGCCAACTCAGAAAGTAATACAATCCCGACGGTAAGCGATTATCAGTCTATTGGTATTATTCGCAATCCATTATTCTCTAATGTTACGTTTACTGTTTCTGGAAATACAGGATTATTCACTGTAGGTGAGACAGTCACACAAACAATCGGTAATACTGTTTCGACTGGTATTGTCAAAGATGCTTCGCCATTAGAAATCACCAATGCAAGTTCTACATGGGCAGTGTCAACAAATAGTTCTTCTGGTCTGATCCACGGCACAACTTCAAATACATATGCTCAGATTACAGCATTTACTATTAGTGGCAAAACAAAACCATTTACCACATTCACACAGTTCTATCAATATAGTGGATATTATACCACAAGCACTTTTAGTTCTGGTCAATCTGTTTATCAAGGCAATCCAACGGTAAACTCTATTGCTAACTCGACAAGTCAACTTGTGGCAAATGCAATCTATTATGCAGGTAATGCAACAACCGTATATGTCACAGACAAGTTTGGTCCAATCTATTCAAGCAATACGATCAACTCATTCTCTGTGGCCGCTAATGGCACTGTCACATCACAAGACACTCAATCATTCACTATAAATACAGTAACACCACCAGATTTGGTACCAGAAAGCGGCGATGTTCTTTATATTGAAAACTTTACGGCGATCAATAGAGCAAATACACAATCTGAGACCATTCAGTTGCTTCTAAACTACTGAGGATTATAATGCCAATCAATACTGATCTTTCCGTATCACCATATTTTGACGATTATGTCGCAAACGAACAGAACTATTATCAGGTTCTATTCAAGCCAAGTGTGGCGGTACAAACTCGTGAACTTAACGTTCTTCAGAGTATTGTTCAGAATCAGATTGAACAGTTTGGTGACAACATCTTTGATAGAGGTACTATCGTCAAGGGATGTAACTTCCAATACTTTACCAGTTATCCTTATGTAAAGATCAATGACCTTACTGTCGCCGGCGGAAAAGCTTTAGTTAATAACTATGTTGGTTTATTCGCCACCAGTTCTTCGACTAATCTAACGTCATATATCGTCGGTTCAAATACTGGTTATCTATCACAAGCACCATTTCTTAATACGTTGTTTGTCAACTATACGAACTCTGGTGCAAATAACAACCAGACTGCATATTTGCAGAATGATATTCTAACACTCACAGACGCAAACGTTTCGATCTTCGCGGTCAATGTTCCTGTTGGTGGTGTCGCTGCTGGTATTTCTAACTCAGATTCTGTTGTGTTCTTGTCAGCTATTGCCGTACAGAACTCAGCATCACTTGGTAGTGGTCAAGCACTTGTTGGTAATACTGTTTACACAGGAACTTATCCAGGTACAGTTCGCGCAACTGTTGTTGGCGTAAATACAACTGCGATTGTAAATACGATTGTCCTCAATCTTGCACCATTCTCAAACAGTTCATCATACGATATCTCAAATACTTCTGTAACTGCAAGTGCATGGACATTCGCAAATAGTGCAGCGATTAAGATTGGTAACTCATCAGTAACAGTTGATCCTTCTGCCACGATTACTGGTATTATTGGTTCTGGTGCAAATGCTGTTGTATCTACTTCGGCTACAGGTCAAATCCTTTCTGCTTCGATGGTAACTCAAGGTAATGGATATGTCATTCCTCCTTATGTTACAGTCAAGACTGCAAATGGTAATGCTACTGTCGCGCAGATCGCAGGCAACACATCGCTTCTTACTGCACAGAACTATGCCGTGCAGGTTACTGTTGCAAACACTGCAACATCTGGTAGCACTGGACCAGTTGGCTTTGGATATGCGTTCTCCGTCTCTGGTGGCGTGATCTATCAGAAAGGGTACTTCGTTAACGTTGCACCACAATCTGTTGTGGTATCAAGCTACAGTCAATATCCTGACCAAGTTGTTGTTGGATTTAATACATCCGAAACAATCATCAATAGTAATATTGATGAAACTCTGCTTGATAATGCAACAGGTCAACCAAACTTCGCTGCACCTGGTGCTGATCGTCTTCAGTTAACACCAACACTCGTTGTCATCAATGCGGCTTCTGCTTCAGCGAACACACTATTCTTCCCAATCACTGCATTCTCGAATGGTCAGCCATATCTACAGAATCAGCAAACAATCTACAGCGCCATTGGTGACAATATTGCATCTAGATCGTTTGACACAAATGGCAACTTCTTGGTTGATCCATTTACATTTGCTTCAACTGTAACTGCACTAGACAGTTCAACGAACTCAACTTCACAATCACAGACATTCAATCTTGTTGTTGATCCAGGCGAAGCATACATTTCTGGTTATAAAGTCCAGACGTATTCAAGCTTCTTTCTACAAGCCAACCAAGGCACAAATACTGTAACATCGAACGCACTATTCACCACATTGAACTATGGCAACTACATCAATATTCAACAGATTGGTGGTATGTTTGCATTCAATACTGGTGACTACGTAACACTATACGATACTGCAAAGACATTCCTTTCAAACAATGCTGCTTATTCATCAGGTAATACAACACCAGTTGGTAACGCAATCGGTACAGCGCGTATTCGTTCGCTAGTGCCACAGTCTGGAACACCAGGCAGCCCAAGCTATGTTGCTTCGCTATATCTTTATGATATCGATCTATATCCTGGCAAGAACTTTCTAAACGCACAATCTGTTTATTATAACAATGGTATCAACCAGGGTATTGCTGATATTGTTCTCGTAAGCAATCCAACAATAAGTTCAACGAACGTTGCGATTCTTTCATCAGCCACCAACTCGACAATGCTATTCCCAGTTGGCGCAAATAACGTTTTAAGCACTGCGAACCACTCGTTCAACTATCAAGGCTTGTTCTCAACAGGAACATCTAACGTTGCTGTTAACGCTGCTTCGGGTGTTATCACGCTTCAGCTTGGTGCTGGAGAAATCTTCCCATACGGTAATGGTGCAACACTATCAAACAATCAGATGCTAGAACTAAGTCTAGTGTTCACTGGTTCGAATGCACAGGCAAATGCTAACGTAAGTTCATTGACTTTGATTACCAGCACATCTAACACAATCGTTACGGTAAATGCTGGATCTACATCATCACTTTATGCTGGCGAATATCTCAAAATCTACTCAAATACTGGTGGAGAAATCAAGAGAGTTGCAACCGCTAATGCTAGTGGTGGTGCAATCACTGTTGATACATTCCCAGCAAATGCAAACACTTCTGCAAACGTTGTGGTGTTCTATCCAAAGAACGTACCAGTGGCTTTGCCTACTGGTTCAGTCACAGTATCAGCGAATGGTTCAAAACTCTCCATCAACCTTGGAGCAGCGATTAACACCACATCATCAAACGTATCTATTGTTACACCAGTATATGCCACTGGCCAGTCAGTCACACAAAAGACACCAAATCGCGATACCACTGTAGCAATCAACGTTGCAAATGCTGTCAACTCAAATACTGGTCCATGGGCACTAGGCTTCCCAGACATCTTCCGTATGAAGAAAGTCTATAAAGCACCTGCTTCAAGTGTTATTTCTGGTAGCACAGTTGTTACAGCAAACGTAGCAAACTCTGCATCTATTCCTTCAACTTGGATTGATGTCACAACAAACTTCTATGTTGATCACAAACAAAATCCAGACTTCTATGATATGGGGTATCTACATTTAACTCCAACGTCACAGCTTGCAATCAATACAACAGATGCATTGGTAGTACAGTTTGATCACTTCACCGAAACTGGTGGTGGCTTCTATACACGTAGTTCATATCCAGTAAATGATGCTCAACCATATGCAAACATTACAGCAACTTCAAGTGGTTATATCAACACTCTTGAAATCTCTGAGATGTATGACAGTCAGGGCAACTACTACGATCTAATCGATTATGTTGACTTCCGTCCAAGTATTGCAAATACTGCTAGTATTACAGTAGCTAATACTGCCAAGTCAACAATCAATCCTATCGACTACGGTGCATTGACTACACAGATTCTAACTGGTACATTGACAAGCGGCAACGTAACAGTCAATGCTATCTCAAATACATCTGTAATCACCGTCGGTACTTCAGTATTCGCAACCAACTTTGGCATTCCAGTTGATGCAACTGTTGTGTCTATTGTCAACTCTACTGCGATTAATATTTCTTCAGCCGCTACCTCAAGTGGTTCAGCAAATCTAATCTTCAGTGGTGAAGTTGTCAAGTTCGGTACAGAACCACTTAGCACTTCGTATCAGTTCCCAACACCAGGTACCGCACACTCTGCAAACCTTGTGAACTATCAGGGGCGCGTTGATCGTCTGGTAGTTGATACAAATGCAAATATCGTTTCTATTCCTGGCACACCTGGTTCAACTAAGTTGGTACCACCTGCTGAACCAGCGAATACGATGACAATCAATCTGGTATTCGTTCCACCATATCCTTCTGTACCACAGAAGCTAGATCAGAACTATACAAATATTATTGATAAGCATGTTGCTAACGAAATCTATTCATTTGCTCGTGTTGCAAATCACACGATTTCTGTGCCAACATCTTCTACAACAAATACACAAATCAGTCAGCCACTTGTTTATACTATGTCTGATATCAATAGCCTTGCGAATCGTATTGCTGCACTAGAACAGCAAGCAAGTCTATCTGCACTAGAACAGAGCGTAAGCGGTCTAGCGATTCCATCATCAATCAATGGTGCTATCAATCGCTTCAAGTATGGCTTCTTCGCTGATACTTTTCAGAGCAACAACTACACCGATGTGAACAATCCACAGAACACAACAATGATTGTTAACAACGAAGTAGTTGCAACTGTATCTTCTTACAATGTAGGCTTTAACTTTGATACTGCCGATGACACACAATCCGGTGTTACTGGTTCACTATTGACGCTTCCGTATAGTTCTGTGCCACTATTTCAACAGTTGGTTGCAACTAACTCTACTGCATATGTTCCACCACCAGTGACATATACAGGTACAATGTCAGTATCACCAGCAACATTTACCATTCTAACAAACGTACAATCAACACTAGGCACGACATATTCTTCACTAGGATATCCATCAACTGGTTGGTACTTGTGTAGTGCAAGTGGTATGGATCTAGGTGGCTGGAGTTCATTCTTGCGTTCATATGCAATCTGGATCGGTTCTGGTTATGATATTATAACAAATGTTTTTCAAACTGTTGTGAACTTCCCGACAACTGGTACATATTCATTCCAGTTTGCGGCAGATGATACGGGCAGCGTTACACTCGACTCAACTGTTCTGATATCAGGCGTTTCGTATAACACTATACAAACCGCATCACATTCAGTTTCCGCTGGTCAGCATACTATCATTATGTCAATCACAAATACTATTCCAGTTGCTGCTGGTGGTGCATTGGTAATATATAATCCAAACGGCACAATCTTGTGGTCATCAGCACAAGCAGTAGGAACATAATAATGGCAGGTTCTATTTACTCAGTAACTAATGGTGTTGTAGGATTACCAAACGGGTACACAAACTTGGCTGTACCTCAAGGTTCTATTATAACTCCACCAACTATTGGTCCAGATACACCACTCACAACACCACTCGGTGTAACTGTTGCTGTAGAACAACTTGCTCGTGCCAGCAACTATACCGCATCAAATCAAGCATTCAATCTTTCTGCTACTGGATTGAAGCCAAACACTATTCATACATTCACATTCAACGGAACAAACGTTTCTTCTATGTGTCAGCCGACAGGTGGTGTTCTTGGTGGTCAGTTAATCACAGATGCTAATGGTGCAATCTCTTTCACTTATTTCTACAACTCAGGCATTTCAACTGGGACTAACGTGACCGCCACACAATCATTGATAAATAATCTGATTGGTAATAAGATAGGGCTGTTGAGTAGCGCAGATGGCACGTCAACTGCTCAGGTGACAATCACTATCGCACAACCAACACCACAATCACTGCCATTGAGAAGAGATCCGAATCTGGGTCCACACGGAACGTTTTTTTAATCTGATAGGGCTATAATGTATATCAACTCGCAAACATTTTATTTGGATCCAAACTCAGTCAATCAGAGTGCTACGGTATTTCTGACAAGCGTTGATTTGTATTTTCAGGCAAAACCTAGTGCTACAAACAATGCATCTGGGATTAATAATCCAACAGTAACGATCAGCGTTTCGCCTACAGATTCTAATGGTGCTCCACTATTCAACTCTGTTCTCAGTGGTTCGGTTGCAAATCTTCCATATGCATCTATTAACGTAGATGCAACATCAGCAACTAAAACAACTTTTACATTTCCTGCTCCACTCCAGTTAAATACTGGAAAAACATATGCTATCAACGTTCAAGCAGATGACCCTGCATATATTCTTTGGACTGCACAAATAGGCAATGATATTGTAGGCGCTGCACAGAACACAGGGTTTACTGGCTTCGCTGGCGGTACACCAGGGCAACTATTTGATTACGGCAATAGTGGCAACATTACTCCTGTCAATAATGCACAGTTGAAGTATGGTGTTAGTGTTGCACAGTTTAGTTCAAATAACGCGACATATCAACTTGTCAATGGTGATTATGAGTTTTTTGTTATCACAAATCAAACAGGTTCATTCTTGGGTGGCGAAAGAGTTTTTCCTCTAGTCGCAAATCTTACTGGTACAGTTGCATTCAGTTCAGGTAGCAATACTGTAATCGGAACAGGAACATCATTCCAAAGCACATTCGCGACTAATACTCAGCTTATCGTGTATACAAGCGCGAACACTTATCTAGTCCGTAATGTTGTTGCGATTGCCAATAATACAACAATGACTGTCGATCAGGCTTTTCCAAGCACAAACACTTCAGCAAGTTTCTTTACTGCTCCTATTGGTGTGTCTTATTATAACAACCAATCAGCTAACGTTTTGTATCTGTCCAACTCGACGGCATCAAACTCAAACTACCTCTTTAACAGAGGAACATACTTTACTGCTACTTTGACAAATGGCAATAATCAATATACTGGATTGTCATCAACGACAAATCTATTTGTTGGTCAGCCAATCACTGCAAACGTTGCTGGTATTACTACGGGAACAACAATCTCGGCTATCATCAATACTTCAGCGATCAATGTCTCAACTTCATTTACAGGCACAACTGGTACTGCTCAGGTATATTCATTGACGCCTGTTGTTGGTGAGTTCACGGGATCTACTGCATACATTTCATCTATTGTTAACTTTCCTGTTGGATCGTTTCAGCCAGAAATCGTTATCAATACTCCACAAAGCGCAACATATGCATTAAGTTCTCAGTTTGCATATTCAAGTTCGAACACATATGCACTAACTCCAGTGCAAGCAGCCGTAAACTACGCAAACAATACAGTTTCTGGTTATAACGCTGTTGTGGCATCAAGATCACATGAAGTTGTGGCAGCTACTAACACGCTCTACGGCGTGAGAAATAAATCTGGTGTATTGAACATCACTCTCGCTCAAAACACTAGCGGTTCTATCTATAGCAGCCCTGTTGTTACCTCAGAGGGTCTAGACGTTTATTCTAGCGCGGTGACAATCAACAATACACTAGTTGGTGAAACTGCTCCTGCTTCTGGCTTAGCCGCGTCTAGACACATCACAACCAAGATCAACTTTGATTCGACTTATCCTGCACAGGATCTTGTTGTACAAACGATTTCTTATATTCCCGCTGGCACATATGTTCAGCCTTATGCAAAGATTTACAACTCACACGATTCAGATGGATTTAATGCAAAAGAATGGACGCTTCTGTATCCAGCAAACGCATCATCTAATGCTGTCAGTTCACCAGTAACCAACAACTATATTGCTCAGAGTTGGGGTCTTCCTGCATTTCCACCAAGCGCATACACAGCAAATGGTTCTGTGACTGTTGGTGTTGCATTCTCAGCTACAGCAAACGCGGTAGTGACTGGCGCTAATACTAACTTTGGTACTGAAATCCCAGTCAATAGTGTTGTCAAGATTTGGAATCCACTTATTCCATCAAACTATGTTATTGCTGCCGTAACTTCTGTTACCAGTAATACTGTGCTAACACTTGACACCGCAGTATCAAACACAAGTATTCTCGGTCAACCTGGTTATTATATTGATCTGATCAATGATCCATCACAGACATTTAATAATCCACAAAATCAGAATATTGCAAGATATTACAATACTTCGTTAACACCTGTTGATGGCTATGATACTCTACAAGTCAAGCTTGTATTGGTTTCAAATAACACTTCGGTAACACCTCGTGTTGCAAGTCTAACTGCTATCGGTACAAGTTCATAATGCAAACTCTTATTCAGACCAATGTGCCTGGACTATGCAGAGATTCACGAACGGGTGCTATCATAAATAAAAACATTGGCGAGTTAAATCAGCATTTGACAGAACGCAATCGTTTACTTGAAAATGAAAAAACAAATAAGCGTATCGATGATCTTTCAAATGATGTTAATGAAATAAAAAATCTTCTCAAACTTTTGGTAGCAAATAAAGATGTCAATAGCAACAGCTAACGTTAGTACCACAACAGGCACATTCTATAACTGGATTCAGACAACGAATCAGTTGTGCGCGAACTTGTCACTTAGTATTTTAACGGCAAACTCAACTCTTGGTGTCACCTCAGGTAATGCTTATGTGAATGGACAGTTTTCAGCCAGCACTTTGATTGCACTTGGTAGCATTCAAGGCGGAAACAATACTGTATCAAACACACTTATTGTCACAAGCAATGTCACAATGAACACTGCCACATATGTTGCTGGTCAAACAGTATTAACGACAGGCACAGCAAATCAGATTGTTGACAAGTTTCCACTTACTTCTTTTCGTAGCGCAAAGTATCTACTTCAGATTGATACGGGTATTGGACACCAATGCACCGAAATCATGGTTTTACAGGATGGTGGAGCAAATGTTTTTATTACAGAATACGCAACGTTACAAACTAATGGCGTTATGGGCACTTTCTCAGCCAATATCTCTTCTGGTTATGTCAATCTTCTAGTATCGCCAACACAGACTACGGGTAATGTCAACTTTGAAAGAACTTCACTGTCTATCTAATATAAATAAAAGAAAAGATAGGAAAGTGTTATGGTTGTTGCGTATACATATCTGATAGGTTGGAAAGAACTTGATGTCTGGTATTATGGTGTAAGATATGCTAGAGGTTGCAACGTTGGCGAATTGTGGAAAACATATTTCACATCATCAAAACACGTATCATCATTTTGTCAAGAAAATGGTGCACCAAATGTGATACAAATAAGAAAAACATTCGATGATATTGATTCTGCTCGAAAATGGGAAAATAAAGTATTGAAAAGAATGAATGTTGTCAATCGCGCCAACTTTCTAAATAAAACAGACAACATATCAATTGATCCATCGAGTAGTCGTCATTTCGGAGATGATAATTGGATGAGAAATCAAAATTGGAATGTTGACGCCGGCGGCAGAAAGCATCCTCGTTTAGACAAATTACATACATCCGAATCTAAAAAAAGAATAAGCGAATCTCTAAAAGGAAGTAATAATCCTAATTTTGGCAAAAATCAATCAGAAGAGCATAAACATAAAAGATCAATTTCTATGATTGGCAAAAATCTGGGTAAAACTAGAACAGAAGAACAAAAATTGAAATTGAAAAATAGAAAATCTGCATATAGTATGGGTTACGTTCGTCCTAAAGAAGAATGTGTATATTGTCACGTAATGGTGGATGCGCCAAATATGACTAGATGGCACGGTGACAAATGCAAACACAACTATAATAAAATATCGGTAAAAGGATAAAATATGGCGGCCCATGCAGACATCATTTTAGATCAAGGCACAACGTTCAATACAACATTGAACTTGACTGGCGATAGTGGTCAACCATTAGACTTGACTGGCTACACTGCCCAGGCACAAGTTCGCAAGTGGTATACGTCTTCCAACTCTGTATCATTTAATGTTTCGATACCTCAACCAACAAATGGAATCATTGAGTTATCACTAGACGCAAACACAACTGCGGCTTTGTGGTATGGTAGGTATGTCTATGACGTAATCACCATCGACACAAGCAATAACATTGTCCGAGTTGTTGAAGGCATCTTGACAGTTACACCTGAAGTCACTCATCTTTCTGGAGTGACATATGGCGATTAATGTAAGAATTAGCCCTACGGGCAATTCGAATATTAAAATCGGAACAAATACATTTGCACCAAAATCGGTTAAGGTTGGTGCAGAACATGAAAACATTGAAGCAGAAGTATCTGCTCCAGTAACTAATCCTATTCGATTTTCAACAAACGCGACACCTATTGTAATAAGAAATGATGCATTGATTGCCGCAAATGAGTTACGTGGTCTATTAGACGTTGAACTACTTGACGAGTCTGATGGTAATACTCTCGTATATAATGCTGAAGAAGAAAAGTTTATTCTGGAATCTCCAAATAACTTAAACATAACTAGCATCGATGGCGGGAACTTCTAATGTCAAATACAATCGTTCAAATCAGACGTAGTAACACATCAGCTACACCAACTACTACGTTGAATGGCGGTGAACTTGCTTATTCGTATTCATCAAACGGATTCTTCATCGGCGCTCAGACTGGCGTTGGTACAACTGCTTTGCTCATTGGTGGTACCAAATACGGATATGTCAATAACGTAGTTACGCCTGGTACTCTTGCCGCTAATGCTACGGTAGTCGTTGACGCCAACTCATTCATTTCAAATACACTGACTTCAGGGTTGATGATCACAACATCAGCTTTGACTCCATCAAACGTTCTAATCACTTCTATTTCTAACTCAACATCATCATCAATACTTGGTGCAAATGCATCTGGTGGCGGTTCTGGTTCAGAACTTGTAACATCACAAGCTATTATCACATATGTCTCTGGTAAGATCGCTTCTGGTGGTGCTAACACTAGCTTTGCATATACATGGACAAATAATCAGACGTTCTCTGGAAACAGCATCACATTCTCTGGTGGTAATAGTTCTGTAACTGCGATTGCGGCCAACACAATCCAAGCAAACTCACTCAGCACAAATGGTGCGACTTTTGTTGCAAATACAACTCAGGTAACTATTTCTGGTATTCCATTAAATGCTAACGGCTCAACTGGTACTGCTGGTTATGTTCTAACAACAAATGGTGCCACAGGCGCTCCTTACTGGGCTGCTGCTTCTGCTGGTCTAACTGGTGCCCAGATCGCTGCAAACAACTGGAACTGGTCAAATACTCAGACATTCCAGAACACTATTACTTTTAGTTCTAACGTTTCTATTGGTGTATATGCCAACGTTGGTAACGTACAGATCAACACAACATCGATTTCTGTTGCTGGTAATACATCAACTGCACCATCTTTTACAATCACAACAAACAGTACAACTTCTGTTTCTTACGGTAATAACACAATCTCTGGTGCGCCACAGTTTACCATTCAGAACTCGTCATCTGTTGCAAACTTAACATCAGCAAGTCTTGCAATCGGCAACAGTTCAATCACATCAAGTGCTAATATTGTTGTACAATCAAACACTGGTTCTACTTTTGTTCAGGTAATCAGTGGTACGGGTGGTGCATCTATTGCTAACCTATCATCGACAACATTGGCAATAGGCTCAACTGTTGTTCAGGGTTCATCAGTCAATACTGCTACAGTAAATGCTGGTACGATCTATGCAACTACTGGTTTCTCTGGTCCATACATCAACGTATCTGGTCAGGTGAATGCTGCTACGATCTATGCAACAACATCAGCTAATATCGCATCAGCCGTACAGCTTAATGCAACAGGCGTTTGGACCACTGGCACAGTAAATGCGACTACAATACAGACTGGTGCCACATTTACTGCTAACTCTACACTAGTTAATGCTACTGCCGTTAATATTACTGGTCAAACAAATACCGCAACACTTTTTGTCACTACATCAGCCAATATCGCATCATCTAACGTAATCGCAAATACCTCTGGTGTGTTTGTCGCAAATGCTACAGGTGTTGTTAACGCATTTGCACTTAAAGCTGGTTCATACGGCACATCAAGTGGTGGATCTCTCGCCAATACTTCTGTATTAGCTACTGGCAACAGTTATATGAATGTTGTTATTGGCTTTAATGCTGGTGATTCATCTATCGCAGAGTTTGCTGGTAATCAAAACAACTATGTCGAAATGGTTATGTGGAATGCCAACACAGGCACACAGTCATCGACAGACTTTATTGTCTTTGATAGTAATGGACCTTCTGGCAATAACTTCGCTGACTTTGGTATGGTCGGTGTCAACTGGTCGAACTCTTCTTGGACGATCAGCCAGCCATCAGATGCTTATCTATATTCTGCTAATACAAACTTGTCGATCGGTGTTGCATCTCTAGGTGGTGGCACAAACTACGTTAACTTCTTTACTGGTGGTCAGTTGGCTTCCAATGAAAGAATGCGTATCACAAACAGCGGCAACGTTGGTATTGGCAATACTGCACCTAATGCTACACTTGCCGTCACTGGTACCGCAAACATCTCTGGTGCCGTTAACTTTGGATCATCACTTACTGTTGGTTCATATCTAAACGTCACAAATCAAATCAATACAGCAACACTATACGTTACGACATCAGCTAATATAGCATCATCTAACGTTATTGCTAATACTTCTGGTGTGTTCGTTGCCAACACTTCTGGTGTTGTCCAAGCTAACTTACACTCTTCGGTTGGTTCTGCTGTTACTCCAACGACAAACGTATCTACTGCTGGCTATGTTTCTGGTAACTCAACAGTCACAGGTCCAACAAACATTGCGATTGCTAACACTCTTGGCAATACAACAATCAATACAACATCAGTTGCAACATCATACGGTTTCAACGTTAATAGTTCAGTTCTTCAGTTTACTGGTGGTAACGTTTCAGCAACATCAGCAAATCTTAGCGTACAGAATGCCATCATTTCTGGCAACTTATATGTCCAAGGCACACTTGCTTCGATCAATACAACCAATCTAAATATTAATGATAATATCATTGGTCTTGCTGATGAAAATAGCCCTAACTATGTTTCACCATCGGGATCAGCGTATAATACCACATCCGACGTAATAGACACTGGATTCATTTCAAGTGCGCCTATTCAGTCTGCAACCAACATTACAGCGAATACAACATTAAACTCTGCTAACGTACAGATGACAACAACTGCTGGCTTCTATGTCGGTGAGTTGATCACTGGTACAAACATTCCTGCGAACACATTTGTCACTGTGGTCAACTCGACCAACTTGATTATGTCTCAGGTTGCTTCTGGTACAAGTTCTGTTGGTACTGCGAATGCTTATTATACAGCATTCTATGGCTTGGCTCGTGTTGCATCTTCAAATAGCTTCTCACTATTTGTTTCGAACAATCAGATTGCTAATCCATCATATCCAGCGAACACAACGCCATTTGGTGCGACGATTGGTGCTACTCAGTCACCAATGCCATTGTCATTCCTTGGTGTCACATCAACTCAGTCTGGTGTTACGATCACAGCGAATTCGACTGTCAATGTCAACATCACTGCTAACACACTATCGCTTGCCACTGCTCTTGGAGCAGGTTCTGGTGGTACTGGTCTACTGACACTAACTTCTGCTGCTGTTCTCTATGGTAACGGCTCTGGACCAGTTGGCCTAGCATCTGCTGGTGCTAACGGCACTGTTCTACAGATTCTAAATAATATCCCAGCATTCGGAGGTATCGACGGCGGGACATTCTAATAAGGATATATTATGACTGAAGAGTTTATCACTGTTTATATTGAAAAGATGAAAGCAACATTAATCGACTTGCAAACGAGAGTCTTGTTTCTAGAGACGGACTCTCATTTCAAAACAAAGGCGATTGAAGAACTAAATATTGAGAACGAAAAGCTTCGGATTGCTTTAGATAAAGCAGGAAAGAAGTCAGTAGCAAAGAAGACTGAAGAAGATTTTTAATACTGGTACATACCAGTTGACTTAGAGGTGCCATATGGCCAATACTGTGTTGCAAGTCTTCCGCACATCTGTTGCTGGTAGACAACCTAATACTACGGTTTCAACCAACAGTCAGTATATCAATGCTGGCGGTCTTGCGTTGAATATGCCAGATCAGATTCTCTATACGAGCAATGGCTCTACATTAATCGTGGTCGGCGCAAATGCTCCATCATATAGCGTATCTGGTGGTAACGTATCGATCAACTCAGCCGGTGTCTTTGTATCCAATACAACTGGTGTAGTAAACGCTGCTGTACACTCTGTCGGTACTTCATTTATTGCCAACTCAACAGGTATAACCACAACAGGTTATGTAAATGTTGCTGCTGGTCAAGTAGTATCTTGGAATAATGATTCGGGTATTTCTCGTTCTGCCGCCGCATCATTGTCTCTAGGCAATGGTACACAAAACGATTCATCTGGTACATTAAATCTTACAAAGTTATACGCGACAGGCTCTATCAACGTTAGCACAACATTTACTGCTAACTCTACATTGGTAAATACTACTGCAATCAACATTACTGGTCAAACAAACACAGCAACGTTATTTGTAACGACATCAGCTAACCTAGCATCATCTAACGTAATCGCAAATACATCTGGTGTATTCGTAGCAAATACAACTGGTGTAGTGAATGCTGCTATATACACCGCAACAGCAAACGTTACTGTAGGAAATGCAACACAGAACGTGGTTATCACTAACGCAGCGACCACGTTCTCTAACTCTATTATCACAGGGTTCCTTGCAAACGTAAACTTACAATCAGTAACAGCATATACTCTTGCAAATACGGATTCTGGTAAAATACTTGAAATAAACAATACTGCTGCTGCAACCGTAACACTTCCAAATAGTGCGCCCGCTGGGTTTACTTGCACAATCGTTCAAGTAAATACAGGCAACGTTACATTTGCTAACGCTGCTGGTACAACATTCTTTCATAGATCAACTGGTGCAAATACTGGTGGACAATGGGCATTAGCAACAGTGTACGTAAGATCAAATGCTGGTGCCGCGGCTGTTTGGGTACTCGGTGGAGATACTGCATAGTGTTTATTATGCCATCTATGATTGGGCTTGAAAAGAGAAGAACCTCTACAACCGTACACAAGTACACCACGTCAGGCACAGGAACTGAAACAATACCCACAAACACATCACAGGTTATTATTGAAGTGTGGGGCGCTGGCGGTGGTGGTGGGCATGGTTCTAGTTTATGTATCACTACTGCTGGTGGTGGTGGCGGATCTGGTGGCTATTCGAAAAAAACGTTTGCACTAACTTCGACCAGCTGGGGCAAAACTTTCACATATTCAGTCGGCGCAGGTGGCGCAGGTGGATCTGGAACAGCAAGCCCTGGTAGTATTGGTGGATCATCTAATACAGCACAGGGCACATTTACAACATCATTTTCGCTATTGACAACTGGAGGTTCGGGAGGCATTCAAGGAAGTAGTACCGGTAATCAGGGTGCGGGCGGTACAGCTTCTGGTGGTGATACAAACACATCAGGTAATGGTAGTGGCGGACAGACTTTAACGGGCGCTGCTGCACCAAATGGCACAACACCAGGTGGCTCTGCGCAAACTACTAGTGGGGGCGCTGGTAATCCACCAGGTGGTGGTGGTGCTGGTGGGAACTTTGGTGGTTCATCTGGTAGCCCTGGCGGTGCTGGTGCCAAT